GGGGGTGCCGCCGGCCCGAGCCATTCCGCCTGGCGACAAGAGCGGCGCGGGGCCCGGCACCGATGCCACGAAGGGTTTGCTCAAGAAGCCGGGCACGGGGAAGACGCTCCTGTCATGACCGGTCCGTTCACCTTCCAGGTCGGCCTCCATCCCGAGACGTGGGCGACGATGGCCCAGATCATCGCGGAGAACGATCCGCTCGGGGAAGGGCCCGCCGGCTTGCGCGGCGCGGATCTCCTCGTCGTCGGGGCGGACGCCGACGGCCCGGTGGGGTTCATCGCGGGCTTCTCCTCGGAGCAGGCGGCGGTCTGTAGCTTCGTGCGGCTCGCGCGGCGGGCGTTCGGGTCGCGCGTGACCGTGCGGGGGCTGTTCGAGGCGTGGGCCGCGCAGGTGCGATTACGGGGGCACACGATGATCGTGGCGGGCGTGCCGCGGGAGCCGGCGTCCTACCGGCGGGTCGTGGAGATCATGCTCACCGCGGCGGGCTTCACCTGCTACTACGACGGCGACACGGAGCGCGACTGGTTCCGCGCGGCGGTGCCCCCGGCGCGGACGCGAGAGGCGGTGGCCTGATGGGTTGTTTCAGTGGACCCGAGATCCCGGTGCCCTCGCCACCGTTCGATCCCTCGGCGTTCAAGTTCCCGGAGATTTCGTTCCCGGAGATGTCCTTTCCCGAGCCGTTCGACTCCGAAGGCGCCGAGGCGAAGCGCCGCAAGGCCGAGGAGGTCAAGGCGATCCGGCTGATCGAGCAGCGGCGCAAGGGCTACGGGTCGACGCTCCTCACGGGCGGGGAAGGCGACACCTCGACGCCGCTCACGAAGAAGCCGGGCCTGATCGGGAGCTAGGATGGCTGACGCCGTCGAGATCCTGAAACGCTACCGGCACCTCACGAGCCAGCGGGCGCCGTGGGAAGCGGAGTGGCGTGAGTGCGCGACATACATCATGCCGCGCAAGGGGAGCGCCATCGGCCGGATGCCGACGCCGGGGGAGAAGCAGACCATCCGGCTGTTCGACTCCACGGCGATCCACGCGAACGGGCTCCTCGGTGCCTCGCTCCAAGGGAACCTGACGTCGCCCGCGCTCCGGTGGTTCCGTCTGAAGATGCGGAACGAGGATCTGAACCGCGACCATCAGGTCCAGGCGTGGCTCGAGGCGTGTGCGAACCGCGTCTACGCGGCGCTCCAGCAATCCAACTGGAACGCGGAAACGTTCGAGGTGTATCTCGACCTCGGGGCGTTCGGCACGGGCGCCACGTTCATGGCGGAACGCGAGGACGGGCCCCCGACCGATACGTTCCGCGGCATGCTGTTCCGCTCGCTGCCCATCGGGACCTACGTCATCAGCGAGGATGCCGAGGGCCGCGTCGACACACTGATCTACACGTACCAGCTCGCGGCCGGCGCGCTCCAGCAGCGGTTCGGTCGGGACGCGCTCTCCGATCGGCTGCGGACCCTCGCGCTGAACAAGCCGAGTGAGATGGTGGAGTGTCTCCACGCTGTCTACCCGCGGCCTGGCGGGGGCACCTCTGGCCGCGTGAAGGGCAAGAAGCCGTGGGTGTCCTGCTACCTGGTGGAGCGCGACAAGCACATCCTGGAGGAGGGCGACTACGACCAGTTCCCCTTTGCCGTGCCGCGCTGGACGAAAGCGAGCGGCGAGGTGTACGGGCGCGGCCCGGGGCACACGGCGCTGCCCGACATCAAGACGCTCAACCGCATGACGGAGTTGGAGCTGCGCGCGATTGCGAAGGCGATCGACCCGCCGATGCTGGCGCGGGATCACGGCGTCATCGGCACCATCCGCGTCACGCCGGGCGGGGTGACGGTGGTCCGCGACGAGAAGGCGTTGATCCCCTTCGAGTCGGGCGCGAAGTATCAGGTGGGGCAGATCAAGTCCGAGCAGTTGAAGGCCGCCATCCGAGACATGTTCCACAACGGCCAGCTCCAGCTCCCGACGAATCAGCCGATGACGGCGACGGAGATCGAGCGGCGCTACGAGATCATGAACCGCACGCTCGGTCCCACCGTCGGCCGCCTGGAATACGAGCACACGAATCCCGTGGTGCTGCGGACACTCTCGATCATGGCGAGTCGGGGCGCCCTGCCGCCCGCGCCGCCCATCGTGCTCGAGGCCGCGGCGGCGGGCGATCACTTCGACATCGTGAGCGAGGGCCCGTTGTCGCGCGCCCAGAAGGGCTCGGACCTCCTGGCCGTCGAGCGGTCGCTCCAGGTCATTCTCCCGATGGCGCAGTCGGACCCCTCGGTGATGGACGTGGTGAAGCTCGACGAGATGGCGCGGATCGTGATGGAAGCCTCGAACGTGCCCGCGCGCGCGATGGCGAGCGATCAGGAAGTCCAGGCGACGCGGGAGGCTCGCGCCAAGCAGCAGCAGCAGGAGCAGCAGATGCAGATGATGGAGCGCGCGACGATGGGCGCCAAGAATGTGGCGCCCTTGCTCGCCGCGGTGAAACCCCCGCCCGGGGCGGCGGCGATGCCGCAGGCCGCCTGATGGCGCGCGCGTCGAGGTCGGATGATCCGCTCCTCGTGCTCGCGCAGGTCTACGCGCGTGTGTTCGACACGGACGACGGCCGCCTGGTGCTCGACGATCTCCGCCTCCGCTTCGGGGATCGGCAAAGCTTCGTGGCCGAGTCGCCGCACGCGACGAGTTACCACGAAGGCCAGCGCGCGGTGTATCTCCTTCTTTGCCGACAACTGGAGTATGCCCACGACCCGGTGCGGCGCCAGCTCACGGTGGTGGGCGCGCCCGATGAGGACGAGGTGGCCTGATGGCTGACGTGTCTGGAACCGCTGTGCTTGAGGCCCCTGCGCCGCCCGCCAGTCCCGCGACTCCGACGACGAGCCCGGCGCCGACAAGCCCGGTGCCCGCGGGGTCCGACTGGCGGACGACCCTGCCCGAGGAGCTCAAGGCCCACAAGAGCCTGGAGAAGTTCAAGGACCCGGCCGCGCTGGCGAAGTCCTACCTCGCGCTCGAGACGTACCAGGGGCGCTCCGTCGCCATTCCGGGGCCCGAGGCGTCGCCCGCCGATCAGGCCACGTTCTGGGCCAAGGTCGGGGCCCACGATGCGCCCGAGAAGTACACCGTGTCGGTGCCCGAGGGGACGACCGTCGACGCCGGCATGCTCGCGCCGTTCCAGGCCGCCGCGCACGCCGCGCATCTCACGCAGGACCAGTGGGCCGCGATGGTGTCGACGTTCCGGGCGTCTCCGCTGGGCGACAGCCGCGCGGCGCTCGAGGCGATGAAGAGCGAGAGCGAGCGGATGCTCAAGGCCGAGTGGGGCGGGGCGTTCGAGCATCGGCTCGGGAACGCGGAAGCCGCGGTGGCCTACGTGGATCGTCAGAGCGGCGCCGGGTTTGGCCAGTTCTTGAAGCAGACGGGATTCGGGAACCGCCCGGAGGCGGTGAAGCACTTCGAGTGGTTGAGCCGACAGTTCATGGAGCACGGCGCCTTGCCGAAGGACGCGCAGACGGGCGGGGCGCTCGGGCCCGAGAGCGCGAAGCAGCGCATTGCCGAGATTCGCGCCGATCGCGCGCATCCGTTCCACCGGGGCGACAAGGATGCCCTGGCGGAGATGGCGCGTCTCTATGAGGTCTCGACGGCCGGCTAAGTAGTCCACCCGGGAAACCCCTTCGCCGGGGTCCGGGCGACTCGCGGCACGTACGCCGCGCGTTGAGGAGCGCCCCCGATACGGGCGCAGGCGGGTCCGGCATGGGCCGGGCAACCCTCCGTGATGCAGTGCAGTCCGCATCCGAAGGAGTTGTTCGCCATGTCCGACACCCTCCCGATCGCATACGTCCAAGCCTACTCGGACAACGTGATCGCGCTGGCGCAGCAGAAGATGTCGAAGCTGCGGGGCGCGGTCCGCGTCAAGCCCGGCGTCATCGGCAAGTCCAGCCATTTCGAGCGCATCGCGGCGACGGCTGCGGTGAAGCGCACCACGCGGCACGGGGACACGCCGCTGGTGAACACGCAGCACTCCCGTCGGCGGGTCTCGCTCGACGACTACGACTGGGCGGATCTGGTCGACCAGAACGACGACGTCCGACTCCTGATCGATCCGACCTCGGAGTACACCATCAACGCCGCGAAGGCGATGAACCGCACGGTCGACGATCTCGTGATCGCCGCCCTCGGCGCCGCCGCGGTGAACGTCCTGGCTGACGTCACGACCACGACCACGGCGGTCGCCAACACCATCGTCCACGGCAGCGTGGGCCTCACGGTGGCGAAGCTCCGCAGTGCCATGAAGAAGCTCGACCTGAACGACGTGGATGAGGAGGACCGCTACTTCGTCGGCTCCCCCGACGGCAAGGAAGATCTCCTCGCCACCACGGAAGCCACCTCCAGCGACTTCAACACCGTGAAGGCGCTGGTGGACGGCAGTCTGAAGACCTTCCTCGGGTTCGAGTTCATCTGGTCCACGCGGTTGCCGCTCGCGTCCACCACGCGGACCTGCTACGCCTTCTCGAAGAACTCGATGGGCCTCGCCATCGGGAAGGACATCAGCAACTTCGTCGAGCCGCGGTACGACAAGAACGGCGCGACGCAGGTGCGGTTTACCCTCGCCATGGGCTCGGTTCGCGTGGACGAGCTGGGCGTGGTGCCGGTGGAGATCACCGAGTAACGAGTCCTCTCACCCCGGCGGGGGATCGGGGAAGAACCGGACCCCGCCGGGCCACACAGGAGCCTGAGACACCATGGCTGATTTCGCCCCTCTGAAGTCCGCGGAGTTCACCGCGTTCACCGCGACGCCGCCGCAGCAGGCGGGGTCGTATCGCTGGGGTTCGAAGCTCCGGGCCTCGAGCGCCTCCCTTACCTTCACGGCGGCGGGCGCGACCGGGACCGCCAAGCTGATGCGCCTGCCGGCGGGCAAGGTGCGCGTCATCACCGACCTGTGCCGGTTCGTCTGTCCGGCCGCCACCGCAACCGCCGATGCACACATCGGCTACGCGGCCCACGTCAGCGGGAGCACCGGGCTGGCGGTGGTCGCGGATGACAACGCCTTCCTCGACAACTCCGACATCGGCGGCGGCGCGATCGACACCGCGTTCGTGCTGCCGGCCGTGGGGTACTTCGATCTCGACTCCGCGGATGGCGTCGACATCGA